CTGGGGTGGTGGAACTTGGGGTTCTACCAGTTCGCTTAGTAATCTGAATCAATTAAGACTGTGGTCTTTCGATAGTTTTGGTGAGGACTTGATTGCCAACGTCCGTGCGGGTGGTGTTTATTACTGGGACACTAGCGCAAAAACTCTTGGCACAGACAGAGCCGTTGCATTGAGTGCGTTGACAGGCGCTAATCTTACCCCAACAAAAGGATTGCAAGTGTTGGTGTCTGATGTAGATCGACACGTTATTGTCTTGGGCGCTGACCCAATCAGTGGCGGTTCTCGATCTGGCTCAATTGATCCACTGTTAATTGCTTTTTCTGATCAAGAAAACCCAGCAGAGTGGGAGCCTAGATCAGATAACACAGCTGGTTCTTTGCGTTGTTCCGCAGGATCAGAAATAATTGGAGGACTTAGAGCTAGACAAGAAACATTGGTTTGGACTGATGTTGCGCTCTACAGTTTGCAGTTTGTTGGAACGCCGCTTACGTTTGGTTTAAATCTAATTAATGAAGGCGTTAGTTTGATTGGTCCTAATGCTGCGATCAACACGCCATCTGGTGTGTTCTGGATGGACAAGAAAGGATTCTACACCTATACGGGAGCCGTATCTCCGGTCCCATGTAGTGTTCATTCGTATGTGTTTGATGACCTGGAAGAGGGTCAGGCATATCAGTTCTTTGCTTTCTTAAACAAACAGTTCAATGAGGTCGGTTGGTTTTATTGTTCTTCTGGAACAACCTCAATTGATCGATATGTCACTTATAACT